GCGCCGTTGGTAGAGGTAAATTTGATCTGAACTTGATCCACACGCGACCCATTTGCGCCAGCGGTGTAACACAGTGCCAGCGGCGTCCCCGCCGTTTCTGTGCCGTCATACGCCTTCGTGTTCGTCATGGCCGTTGAGACGATGGCATTTAGCGCACCAACATTGGGCGTCTGTGTGAAGATGGGGGTTGATGTAACGGCCATTAGAAGCCTCCGAAGAAGTCTGCGAGAAAAATGTTACCGCCAGTAGATGTTCCGCCGCTGCCGCCAGTCTGCGCCACCCAAGAGGTAACGCCAGAGCCATTGGTAGAAAGCACATAGCCGTTGGTGCCAGCAGTCGTTGGCAGCGTAAATGTCCATGTACCCGCAACAGCATCCCCCTGCACAGTAACCGCGCCAGAGGTAGCCCCTGCGAAGCTATCGGCTGGGGTTGTTATCCCAGTTGTGCCGCTGATGACTACGGACATTAGACACTCTCTGCTGGTGCGATGGTCAACTCGCCAGCGGCGACGAGGGCCATAATGTTGGCGTAGTCGGTGTTGGCGGGGTCAAGCGGCACAGACCACTCAGCGTCGTTGATAATTACGACGATGCAGTTTAATTCTCCGTGCATTCCGTTCACATATTTTGCGTTTTCGTACATGGTTACAGCTCCGCAGAAGCAGCAAAGGCGGACAAAGACACCCCATTTGTTGAAACGGAGTTTGTATAAAGTTGAGCTTGCGATGCCGTACCGTAGTCCGCAGTGAACGAACCCGTACTATATGTATATGTGCAAGAGGGTCTTGTTCTCATCGTAACTGGATATGGTGCAAGATAGAACGCTTGAGAGCCGATCCACAGAGAACCGTAAAGCAAATTACCGCCAGAGTTTGTATTGGCGACATAGTAATACCTCTGACACTGCGCCAACTGATCGCTGTATATCTGCATCTCGTAGGGAGTTGCCTTGGTGCCGACTTCTAGCTGGACGCCTGTGATGTAGAAGGTCGCGCCGTTGGTGCCGACTACGGAGACTGCGCCTGTGGCGGACAAGTAGTTTGTTGCAGCCCAAGCGCCAGCAGTTCCAGAGTATGTGGAACCCATGCCAAGGCTAAAGATAACAGTCAAAGCCTTGCTGTTATCTGTAGGCCATGTTCCGGCAGTTGGACCAGCAACTGTGATAGTGGTGTAGGTCCATGTGTTAGCTGATGAAATTGTATAACTGAACGGGTACGAGTAGTTTGCTGCGCCGTTGCGAAGCGAGCCGCCAAAAGTGCCAGTCAGTGAACTGTAAACCCAAAAAGACAACGTAACAGTCTTTGCGCTTGCTGTCCCCCAAGCCAAATCAAAAATGTTTAGCCCTTCAATAGGCTGTTGAATGTTAAAATAGTCAGTAGACGTTACGGAATATGCACTGCTAGATGCAGCCCCAAGATACTTAGAGAACCCCGCAGGTGGTGTTATAGAATTGTAATTCTGTCCAACTGATGCTTTACTAGCAACACTGCCTTCGTATGCCCAACGGTCAGTCGTATATGTATAGGAACTTGTCGCGGGGGTCGTTGCTGAACCTCTCTGATCAATGAGCATGTTCCCATTGATGATGCGGTTGCGCTTGAAGCTGGACGAAGGCACCAGAGCGCCAGTGACCGTCAGGTCATTGCCAACAGCCACATTGCCGCTGGCGTCGTTGACGATGTTGTTCACCGCGCTGGAGGGGTGGAGGATGGTGACGACTTTGGCGGTACTCATTATTTAGCCTCCAGAGCGGCGAGACGGGCCTCAAGCGCGTCGTTCTTGTCGGAAAGCTCTTGGATGGCTTTGACAAGGACCGGGATGAACTTCGTCTCCGTTATCTTTAACCGCTCATCCTCTTCATCGTCAGCGATAAGAAGCGCCTTTGACGAAGCCCCGAAAAGTTTCTCAACGGAGATTACCTCCTGCGCCAAGAACCCAAGTTGAGCCTTGTCTCTCTTCTTGCTCCCATCAGGAACGCCATCTTCATAATTACAACGCTCATCCCACTTAAAAGTGACGGGACGAAGCGCGCATACAAAACTCAAGCCATATGGAGAGCTTTGAACATCAGCCTTATCACGGGCGTCAGAAGTGACAGTCCATGCAACCTTTATGTAAGCATTCGATGTATTTGGAGACCCAACGACAACGCGGTCGCTTAATGCTGCGATGGAGAAAATCGACCCAGCAGTTCCAGCATTCCAACCGATTGCAATGTTTCCGCCACCAGAAGTTGCATCTCCTGCGGCATATCCACCAATATAGACGTTATCTTGGCTTGTATTGCTATATCCGGCTTGGTAGCCAACAAACACATTTCCCGTAGACCCTGTTCCTGTCGAGTTGCTAAATCCAGCTTGATACCCAACGCAAACTTGTTTCGCTGCGGTTGTAATAGAATTTCCGGTTTGATAGCCGACAACCGTATTGGTGGCGACACTGCTAGGGCCAAGACCAATGCGAAGGGTATTGATAGTGGCGTCAGCCGATGCCGTAATTGTTGCAGCCGTCAATGTACCTGTGAACGTAGGACCCGCAGTCAGCGCCACAGTGCCGGTCGTTGCAGGAAGGGTAATCGTTGTCGTCCCTGCCACCGCAGTGGGCGTCAATGTGATCGTCCCAGAAGTTGCTCCGTTGAGCTTTAAGTCACCCATTAGACGATGCTCCAAGTCGAACCAGACGGCACAGTGACGACAGCGCCGCTGGCGATTGTAACCGGACCAAATGTACCAGCATTCTGACTAGTTGGAATGGTGTAAGATGTATTAACCGTCTGGCCGTTCAGATAGAAGATCTGATCCGTGCCGCCGCCAGTCGCCCCACCGCCAATGCTGCCCCATGCAGTGCCATTGTAGCCTTCAAAGAGCGAAGTGCTAGAATTGAAGCGCAGCATACCCGCAGCACCAGTCGGTTGCTGGCCCGTTGTTCCGACAGGAATGAGGATGGCGTCAGTAGCAGACATCGCAAGCGTAACTGAAGGCGATGCTGTGCCGACACCGAGACGGAAGTTAGTATTGTCCCAGAAGACCTTGGAATTGTTCTGACTGTAGACGCCAGACGCACCAGCGAAGACCACAGAGCCAGTTGTGAAGGTCGTAGCTGTTCCAGTGCCCCCATAGCCGACACCCAGCGTCCCAGCGAGCGAGACAGCGCCTGTGGTGGCAGTCGATGGCGTCAGGCCAGTGGAGCCAGCCGAGAAGCTCGTGACGCCCGTATTGGCGATGGTGACCGAGCCAGCGCCGTTGGTGACGCTGATGGCCGTTCCAGCCGTCAGAGTGGCTGATGTATAGCCAGTAGCGTTACCAATGAGCAGCGCGCCGTTGGCAGGCGTCGTTGTGATGCCCGTTCCACCATTGGCGACCGCAAGCGTCCCGGCGACCGTAATGGCGCCAGACGTGGCTGTGGCAGGCGTCAGGCCGGTAGTGCCGAAGCTGATCGTGGTAACAGCAACGCCGCTGAGAGTTGACCAAGACGGGGCGGCACCAGTTGTCGCGACGAGCACCTGACCCGTCGTCCCGGCTGCTGTAATGCCCTGCGCAGTCGTAGTTGCGCCATAGATGACGCCATACTGCGTCAAAGCCGTTGACTGCCCAGTTCCGCCATTCGCCACCGGCAACGTGCCGGAAATGGCTGAAGTCAGATTGACCTTGCCCCAAGATGGCGCGACACCGACGCCACCGGAGATCAGGGCGTTGCCCGTGGCGACATCCGCAAGGGTCGAGAGCGTTGTCGTCCCGGAGGCGTAGATGAGGTCGCCAATAGTGTAGGAGGCGATGCCAGTGCCACCCTGAGCGACAGCCAACGTCCCGGAAGTAACCGCAGAAGCCGAGATGGCAATGTTGGTGGTCGCGGCAGCCGTAAGCTGCCCCTGAGCATTAACAGTAAATGTGCCGACAGCCGAAGCAGAGCCGTAGGAGTTGGCAGTGACGGCAGTGTTTGTGATGCTGAAGACCGTCCCGGCGAGGGTCAGGCCAGTGCCAGCCGTGTAAAGTACAGGCGCGCCAAACTGCGTGAAGGCAAGGGCAGTAGTACCGACAACGATGGGAAGTGGCGTCTGCTGCACCCAAGAAGTATTTGAAAGGGTTGCGCCAGACAGCACAAGAAGGAAATCGCCAGCGTCGATCTCGTTAGTGCCGGTGCCAGAGGTGTCATAGTCGGTGGCGCGTGTCAGGACAAACTTTGCACCCGCAGAGCCAGTAGCTGTGACAGTATAGACGCCATTGTAGGGGGCATTCCCGGACGTTTCGTCCTTGATCAGGACACGCAGGCCAACGTCAGTCGGGCTGACAAAAGTATGGCCGTCAAGGACAAGAGCGGCATTGACAGATGCTGTAATCGTCGCCCCAACGCCAGAAGCGCCGTTGTTGTAGACGTAGGATGGTAGCGCAGCCGCAGAACCGTAATTACAAGCGGCATGGAAGTTTAGGCCCTGCGCAACACTGTCAACATAGTCTTTGTTGGCAATGTCGATGCCGTTTGACGGGGTTGTCGTGATCGAACCAGTCGTCAACGTCACGGCATTGATCGTCGTATTGCTCACAGTGGTAATCTGGCCCTGAGCGTTGACCGTGATGGATGGGACGGCGGATGATGAGCCATAGGAGCCAGCCGTAGCGCCAGTATTGGCGATGCTGATTGTCCCACTGATGGTAATTGGTCCACCAGTTAATCCAGTTCCAGTGGCGATGTTGGTAACAGTTCCGGTGCCGGGGACCGTATACCAAAGAGGATCAGCCCCACTTCCCTGCGTTTGGAAAAGCTGGCCTGCCGATCCGGGCGATAAATTTTGCCACGACGTGCTACCGCGAAAAAGAATTGAGCCTTGAGTTGAGCTTCCGACAGCCGCATCAATGAGGGTGCTGAGAGAAGACCAAGATGGCGCGGATGTTGTGCCATTGGAACGCAGAATGGTGGCATTTGCACCAGCCGCCAGCGCCTGCCAGTTAGACGCTCCGCGATATACTAAAGAGCCAGTTGTCGAGCCAAACGTGTCAAGAATGGCGCTGGGCGTGACATCGGTCGGCGTAGCAGTGCCAGCGGTCAGATTAGCCTTGACCGTCCCTGCGGCCATCGTGGCGAGGTAGGCATTGGTGACGCTCTGAGTGGGGAGCGCAATTGTGACGGCGCCGGAGACGGTGCTGGATGTTAAGGGTGAGCTGGCGGTAACGGATGAGATGCCGGGCGCAGGATACTGCGAGTTAATGTAGGTGCCGATCTGCGCAGTCGTAAGGCGAACAGACGAACCCGCCTGAACGGCCTCAAGCTGCTCCGTGCCATTGAGCGAGGTCGCTGGTGTGAGGTTCGGGATCTGTGAGACGCTCATGTCAATGGCCCTGTCTCTGGAACGGTCGTGTTATTATACGGCAATCCGGGGTCATTGCCACCAGCATCGGCAGGAACGGTTGGGCTTGTTCCGGGTTGCGTATTGAGACCGCCCGGTGGCTCGCCAGTCTGTTGCGTGACGCGAGTGTTGTAGGTCTCAGTAATGCGCGTGGCGCCCCTGATCACAGGGATGCCCGTGACCGGATCGACCGTGTTCTGTCCAGAGGTCGTGCGCGTGTTCTGCTCCGCCGTGACGAAGTCCTGAAGGCGCGGGTTCTGGATCGGGACCGGATCTGCCGGGATCACGATGGCGCGGAGCTGTTCTTGCGGCGTGTCAAAGCAGGGGGTGCAGACGAGGAGGCGCTTGTTGATCAGCGAGGCGCCAGCCCAGTCAAACTGCCACTTGAGGTCAACGTGATTGTAGCGGAAGCCGCAGCGGTCACATATCGCATGTGCCTGCGGCGACGTTGCGCTCGTTCTGGCCCGACCGGCTTGTGAGGCGTATCCCATAGGGCCTCCTTATGGCCGATAATATCCAGAGATCTGGGGCGAGATGTATTGCTGCGCCGTCTCGACGTTCTGTTCGGCGGCGATGGTGTAAGCCTCGTCGGCGAGCGGCTTGAGAAGCTGCGCCTTATCGGGCGCCCAGATGATAGCAAGCCGGGCGGCGAGGCCGTAGGCGAAGGCGTCCATCCAGAGATAGGGGATCTCGACTTGTGTCCCGTTTGCCAGATTGCTGTCCTGTATCTGGCGGACGCGATAATACTTGAGGTATTGCGCGCTCGAACCATCCGGGACGGGCCAGAGGGTGACAGTCGGGTTGGGCGAGATCAGGCGGTCAAACCAGAAGGTGGTCGTGAAGCCTTCAGTTTCCTTGTTCGGATAGCTCGCATATTCGGTGCGGCTCACCGGAAGGATGATGCGGTCGATGGGCTGGCCATTGCCATCGTCGATGACCATGTAGGCATCGAGCATGGTGACGGTGTTCAGATCGACATTATAGGTCTTCTGCCCCTGCACCAGCGGGACGCTGACGAGGTCAACAGCCCACAGATTAACGCCACGATTGCTCCAGTTTGCGCACAGCATGTTGGCGGCCATGCGGGCCGCCTCCATGTGTTCCTGAAGCAGGGACGTGTTCCTGAGCCCGCAGAGATTGTACGCATAAAGCGTGATCTCGCCGAGCGACGGATTGAAGGCGTATGTGCCGCTCGTTGCCATCTTGGTTCCTTACGCCGGGCCAGCCTGAACGATACTGGCCGTAACCGCGCCGGTGCCGCTGGTGATATTAATGCAGATGGCACGGCAGGGGATGATGACGGCGCCGCCAGTGGACGCAGTCAAGGCGCTGAAGCCCGTGGCGACGTACCATGTGGCCCCGGCAACGGTGTACCCGTCAGCGTTGGGGTCATCAAGCGAATACTCAATGTTGAATGTGGGGGTGCCGGAAGTGACCTTTGCGCCGATCCCGATGTTGAAGGGCGTCTGAAAGTCATCAACGACGCGGGCGGCGCTGCGAATTTGCGAACCTGTAGCGGTCGCGCTGATACTACCGAGCTGCATGTTATTTCCCCTTGCTGCGAGCCGCAGCGGCGTTGTCGATCAGGTTCGGGTAGGGACGCCCTGCGGCGCGAGCGTGAGCCTTGGCGGACTGCATCTGCTTACGGTTCAGATGCTTCTCCTTGGCGTCCTTGGGGGCGTCTTTATCCCAGAAGGGCTTGTCCACCATCTCAGCAATCCCACTTCCTGAGCGACTTGTTGATGCGGCTGTCTGGATCTGCGGCCTTCGCCGAGCCAGTCATCTTGCGCTTCATGCCAGTCATTCTAGCACAGAAGCTGTCCTTTCGAGAACCGCCTTCTGGCTGCGGGCGCTTGATGTCGTGACCTTCAGCCTTCAGAGAGGCACGGCCCTTGGCGTTCAATCCGCCATCGGGGTTCTTGCCTTCCTTGCGCGTCCAAGCACCAGACATTGCAGTCTCCATGCGAATGCGGGGGCACAGAGGCCCCCGCCGTGAACCACCAAGCCGGGGAGGCTGGCTTAGTAGTTCGCACCCTTGCCACGGGGAGTACCACCCGAAGCCGAAGACATGACGCTGCCGCCGCTCTTGCGGGGCTTGCGACCGGCGTGAGCCTCGGACATGACGCCCTCCGCCTTCATGCCGACCTTGCCGCCTTTTTTGAAGCCGCCAGTGGGCTTCATCATTTCAGAGGCCACAGTGCTGTTGCCGCCAGCGTAGGCGGTGTGAGACTTGGCTTCGCGAGTTCCAGACTTACCCTTCATGACGATCTCCTGTGACTTAGGCGTTTTCAGCTTGGATGTAGCGGACGACAAGGTCACCAACGCCATCGCCAGTGTTGGCGGACAGGACATAGATGATCACATCAGTTGCGCCGGTGTTGGACCAATTACCAACGCGAGTGGCGTTGGTGCCGGGGCCAGCCGAAGCCTGCCCGATGGCGCCAAGGCTCTGCGCCACGACAAGCTCAGTCGAGGTCGCGCTGGTTCCAATGCTGACGGTGGCCGCAACGCCGTTCCAAGCCACAGAGGTCAGGAACTGGATGTTGAGGATGTGGCTGTAGGCGGGGATGACGATAGACGTAGCGTAGGCCGTGGCGGTGCCCGCCTGCGTGATGGCCATTGTCTGGGCCATAGCAACCCAGCCAACATTCTTGACCGTACCGGCAGTGGTGCCGGTCGTGTTAAGAACGCTACCAGCCTTTACCGGGCCGGTGAATGTAGTGATGCCCATAAGAGCCTCCTGCACGATGAGATCACGCCGTCTGTGCAGCGTCCGCTAGGCCGGTCTGCGTGATCGTTTGCCTAGAAAGAAGGGCGGGACCGAAGCCCCGCCCCAATGGCTTAGGTCGGGAACGCGCCGTAGATCGAGCGCCAGTTGTAGTAACCAAAGCTGTAACGCTCGTAGCCCTTAACGAGAAGATTGTCAGTTGTAAAGTCAACTTGCATATCTGTCTCGAATTTAATGCGCTCCATATAGGAGAGCCCATCAATGTTCGTGAGCAGGAACCATGCGCGGGCAGAGGTCAGATAGTCGTTGACCATGTAGCCTTCGGGAAGGCCGCCTGCCGTGGACATAATCGCGTTCACGTCATTGTCTGCC